CGGAGCGTTTGTACCAGTTACAACAACTCCATTTAATTTGTAGCTGCCGACTCGAGTTCCACCCACAATGATTTCATCTAATCGATCCCCTTGTCTGGTTCCAGAAACGACAACTTCTTCAAGAGTACTCCCTGGATTGAGAGCAGAAGGTTGGGAGGTGATTGTGCTCATCTATAATTCCTATAAATAACTGATGGCTTACAGCGGAAAATACAATCCAAAAAATATCAACAAATATTTAGGCGACCATAAGAACATCTGGTACAGAAGTCTTTGGGAACGTCGAGTAATGGTGCATTTGGATGAAAATCCGAACGTTATTGGTTGGTCAAACGAAGAGATCGTTATTCCATATTTATCCCCTGTTGATGGAAGATGGCATCGGTATTTCCCAGATTTCTATGTTAAAGTTAAGAATAAGAACGGATTAGAAGAAAGTGTTATTTTAGAGGTCAAGCCTAAGAGCCAAGCCGCCCCTCCTAAAATGAAAAGTCGAGTTACAAGGCAATATATTCAAGAAGTCGCGAACTGGGGAGTGAATGAGGCTAAATGGAAGGCGGCGACAGAATATTGTAAGGATAGGAACTGGAAATTTAACGTTATAACCGAGGATCATTTAGGTATCTAATGCCATCATTATTTGAAAAAATAGACCGTCAAATGTCTAAAGCAGGCATAACGCACCGCACAGAACAGGCTAAGAAATTCATACAAAGTAAGGTTGCAGAGGCTAGAATTCCTACAAACAGATCTAACATTCTGAATGACGCTAAACGAATCACTCCATTCGCAGCTATCGGTCGTATGTTTTTCTTTAGATACGATCCACTGACAAAAGAACGATTGTCACAATGGGATGAGTTTCCGCTGGTGATTCCAACAACGGTCACAGGCGATGGTTTTACTGGAATAAACTTTCATTTTCTCCCACCCCAAAGCAGACTCACAATTCTTGGCAATTTATACATGTTCTTGAATAACGATAAATATGACGATAGTACACGATTTGTTATGTCTTATGATCTATTGAAAGGCATGAGTAAATTCTCAGGTATTCAACAGTGTATGCGCAGATATTTGTATGATCAGATGCTATCACCAATAATTTACATTGAGCCAAATTACTGGGAAACTGCTATATTCTTACCTGTTGAAAATATGAGGAGTTATGGATAATGGCATTTGATACATATAGTGCATTAAATATATCAGATTTTATCAGTCGAACCAAATTTGATGGTTTTTCTAGACTGAATAGAATTGCTGTTCGTATTAATCCTCCTGCAGCACTAACGCGAGGATTTAAAGCCGATTCATTTACCTATTATGCAGAAGCAGTAACGATTCCATCTTATGACTTGCTTCTTAATACAATTAATTTAAATGGTCCAGCTGTAGCATATCCAACTAGATCTGACTATAATCAAGCAACTGTTACATTTTTGGTTGATGACCAGATGTCACAAAGAAAGTTTTTTGACGCTTGGGTAAACTATATTAATCCTAAAGAAAGAGGATTTGATTTGCGATATAGAGATGATTATATCGGAAAAGTGACCATGTATCAAATTACTGAAGATGGTAGATCTATTTCTTATGGCATTGAATTATTAGAAGCATATCCTTTCCAGGTGGGATCAATTCGAGGAAATTGGTCTGAGCAAGAAGTTTCTAGACTTGATGTGAGTTTCTCATATCGTTACTGGAGAAATTTGAAGAGTTCAGAAACTGAAAATAATAAGATTATTGATGAACTTCTTGGCGTTATTGTTACTGGAACAAGAAAGGAAGAAACACTACTTGGCGTTACTGTTACTGGAACTCGTAGCGATACAGATACGCTCGTTGGTGTTACTGTAACAGGACAGAAAAGATCAACTGAAGTTCTTGAGAGCGTTGTTGTGACTGGCAGAAGAAAACCATCAATTACAACACCTAAACCAAACGGAAGACCAAAAGTTCAACCAAAGAGACCTGCAAAGTTTACAGGTGGTGGTTAAAAATCGGAGGATTTTAATTCTTAATGGAGTAAATTATGGCTATACCAAAAATTGATTTACCGACTTATAAAGTGAGGCTTGAATCGTTAGGGAAAGATGTTGTCTTTAGACCATTTGTGGTAAAAGAAGAAAAGATTCTCCTAATGGCTCTAGAGTCACTTGATTACGATACAAGCATTGAAGCAATTAAACAAATTATTCGAAATTGCGTTCTAGATGAAATTGATGTAGATAAATTACCATTGTTTGAGATTGAATTTTTATTTTTAAATCTTCGCGCTCGATCAATTGGTGAAGTCGTTTCTTTAGAATATATTTGCGAAAATGTGTCAGAGGAAAACAAGGTTTGTAAAACAAAGATGAAGATGGAAGTCGACTTATTGAAAGTCGCATTGGATCATAAACCAGTTGACAACATGATTCAATTAACGAATGATGTTGGAATTAAGATAATGTATCCGACAATGAGTATGTCAAGATCATTGATTGATAAATTTAATAGTAAAGATGCACCAATTGAAATTCTAAAGGAATGCACTGAATATCTTTATGATGAAAGCCAAGTATATAAATTGAGCGATATGCAAGAGGGTGAGTTTGAGGAATTTGTTAATAATCTAACAACTGAACAGTTTAAGAAAATTAAGAAGTTTTTCTCTGACATGCCAGTGTTGAGACATAAATCAGTATTAGTCTGTGGTAAGTGTGGTAAGAACCATACTATCAGGCTGGAGGGTCTCCTCGATTTTTTCGTATAAGCCTTCGTGATGAGAATTTGAAAACATACTTCATGACTAATTTTGCATTGATGCAACATCATGGATATAGCCTAACGGAACTTGAGCAAATGCTTCCGTGGGAACGAACAATGTATGTTACACTAGTGGTGCAACATGTACAAGAAGAAAACGATCGATTGAGAGAAAGACACAATAAGAGAACTTAATGTTATCACCAAATTTTAATTTTAGAATTCCTATAGATGGATTAGGTAGTTTAACTGATTTCCAAATGCGTGGAGAAGAATTGCGCAATGGTTTTGCTCAACGTTATGGTGGTGGAACTAGAGCTACGGCAGCATCCAGAGTTACTGAAACATTTAATTCTCCAGATGATGTGCAGGAAATGATTAAGAAAGTGATGACAACAGATACAAAAAACATAGGAATCAATATTAGTAATGCATTTAACAGTAAAATTGGCGAACAGGGGTCTGCAGACGCAACTTCATCATATTCTCGAGCAGCTGATTCTACTGAGACAACAAAAATGAGCGGTGATAGTGCATTAGAATTTCTAAATGATATGGTCGTAGAAGAAAGAAAAAACAATTATAATGCACCATCACAACAGATGGATTTAGAAGAGGCAAGATTATATTCATCACGATCTCCAGAACTTACTCTTGATCCTACTATGACAGCTTCTGCTGCAGCACTTGATGGAATCAGCGATTTTACTAGAAATTCGGCATTTAGCGATTCGATTCCAGATGCTCTGCGTGCAATAATGGATGCACAAAATGGTAATTTTACTGGAACAGAACAACCCAACGAATTTGATCCCTCTCAGTTGGAACCAGTACCAACATCTGACACTCAACCAGATCCAAATGAGTTTCAAGATATTGTTGGTAAACTCTTTGATCAAAAGCAAGACGATGTACCAGAGAATTATAAACTTTCTGAACTAAACTTATCATACAAAAAAGTAACACCAGAAAATGATGAGCAACTAGATGAAGTTGTAGTTAGTGGAACTCGTGGTGGTGAAGAAGATCAGTTAGATGAAGTGGTGGTTGGCGGGACTCGTAATCGCGAAGATGATCAATCAGATGAAGGTGGTGGTGATACAAATGTATCAGAAGGTGGCGCTGGCGATCAACCAGATGTGACACCACGCGCGAATACCCCTGTTGATGAAGAAGATGATTATAATCCAAATAATCCGTGGGAAGTTTTTAAACGGCTCTATAGTGAGTTTTATGCTCCAGGATCATTCAAACAAGTTTCATCACTTATGAAAGACAAAGAAGAGGAAGTTAAGGCAAAGGGATTAAATGCCATTGGTCGATTTTCGCTTCCAAAAACTCAAGATGTTACAACTAGTGGATTGATGCAGAACACCAATAAAATTCTTCAGGGACAAGCAGAGAAAGAAAGATTACAAGATTTTTCAAATGCAATGAATAAATCTATAGAAAATATTGCGCAACAACAGCAACAGCCTGTGGTGATCAATAACAACACAACCGCACCAATGAATAACAATCAATCTAAGACGCAAAGAGTATTCACAGATGACAACACATTCTCCAGATTGTCATCGTATGATGCTCAACATCCAAAATATAATTACGGCGGCGGTCCATAAAAAAAGGGGGACTTTACGTCCCCCTGAAAACATCTACGGTTTTCTAAAGAAAATTACTCAGCAGCAAGTTTCTC